GGCTTCCATTCCTCGAACTTGTCCAATTTCGACAAAACCACGAAAAGTTCACCCGGGCAATGGATGTCTATTGGATACGTTTGGTTATGATAATATCTCGGGGTGCCGTCAGACAGAAAAAAGTTATGGATAAAAAACTCAAATCCCTTGTTTATATTTTCTTGGAAGGAAACATCCCCAGTCAAATCCTGTAGTATAATATGTGGTATTAACTGGAAACTATAGCATAGGGGGTGAGCGGCATGCCGGAAGTAGTATCTTTTGATAAAATGGGGGTCGGTAAAAAGCAAGGCGGTAAGCATTGGACGAAGACCGAAGTCAAGAAACGGGCGGCGGCTGCTCAAAAAACACAACGTAAAAAAAAGGTCAAATTAATTTGTCCCGTATGGCTGGACGATGAGGGCCGGCGCATCTGGAAGAAGACATTAAAAAACATGGCTGGTCTAGAGATCCTGGATAAAGTTGATGAGGATGTTTTGGCTGTGTACTGCGACGCTGTTGCCCGGTATCAAGAGGCTACTCTGAAAGTACGCGAGGAAGGCTACACGACTATAAACGCTCAAGGCGTGGAAATCGCTAATCCAAATGTGAAGATTGCTCAAAGCTATGCCCGGATCACGCTGCAGTATTCTGAAAAGTTAGGGTTGAACGCTAATTCCCGTGCGCGGCTAGCGAAGAAAATAGCAGATAACGAAAACGATCCCAATGCGGACTTATTCGACTGATGAGCTGCGACAGTTGCACCCTACGACAAGATACGCCGCAGCGATTGCGCAAAATATATACACTCCTAGCTGCTTACGGGAGCGGCAAGCGTGCGAAAGGCATCTAAAAGATTTAGAACGCCAGGGATCTGAAAAGTTCCCTTTTGTTTTTGATGAAAGCCGGGCAAATCGAATTTTCGATTGGTTTGAGAAATGTTGCCGGCATGTCCGGGGGCCACTTTCCGGAGAGTTGATCCAGCTGCTCCCCTTTCAACATTTTGACTTGGGCAGCATGTTCGGTTGGGTGCATAAAGACACTGGACAACGACGCTTTAAGCGCTCCTTTAACGAGCGCGCTAGAGGAAACGTAAAAAGCACGGAGATGTCGGGCATTGCTCTCTACGGCATGTGCTCTGATTGTATTTATCCTCCAGCGCATCCGGAGATGCGTCGATACGAAGAAAGTCCGGAGATTGAATGCGCAGCCGTGGACAAGGAACAAGCTAAGCGGGTATGGGGTGACGCGAAAAAGATGGGGGAGAAAAGCCCAGATATTTCCAAGCGGCTAATAATACGCCGGACGTATATTGAGCACCGAGACCGCGGCGGGTGGCTGCGCTACCTGTCGAAAGAGACAAAGAATAAGGATTCCGGTGCCCCTTGTATTGTGATTATCGACGAATATCATGCCCACACTACGTCGGAGATTGTCGATACGCTTTACTCAGGCTTCGGTAAACGCTGGCAGTCTTTAATGCCGATCATCACCACCGCAGGTGTGGATGCTGAAAACAATCCGGCGTACAAGGAATACGATATTTGCTGTAAGATACTTGCCGGCGATATCACTGACGAACACTACTTTGTGATGATCCGTGAATTGGACGAAGGTGATGACCCACATGATAAAAAGCTGTGGGTAAAAGCTAATCCGGTGCTCCGGGTCGATAACGAATATTCCAGGATTCTCCTGGGTGAAATAGAAGATGAGTATAACAAAGCCTACGGTAGCGGGGATCCAGACAAGATACGAGAGTTTCTCGTCAAGCGCTGTGATCGCTGGCAGGCCGACGCTGAGAATAAGTATTTTTCCGGTGTCATGAACAAATGGAAAGCCGCGGCAATTCCTCGTAATGAATTTCTTAACCTGGTCCGAGGGCGCCCCTGCTACAATGGCGATGATTTGTCGAAGCATATCGACCTAACGGCAACAGGGTTCGTTTTCCGGTTGGATGACGGGTGCTATGCGGTGACAGCTCATGGGTTCATCCCTGAAAACGCAGTCATAAGGCATGAACACTCTGACCGTGTACCTTACCGGGTTTGGGCGAAAGACGGCTGGTGTACGCTGACACCCGGGGATGTAACCGATGATGACTATATCATGGCTTACATCCAGGCGCAAATAACTGCTGAAAGCTGGGAGTTAATAGAACTTTGTTATGACCCCTATGGCGCCCGGAGCTTCGCTAGCAATTGCGCTAAAATGGGGATTGTGGATGAGGATCAACTGGTGGAGATTCGCCAGGGTGTGCAGACACTATCAGAGCCAACGAAGAAGTTCCGAGAACTGGTTCTACAGGACCGGATTGTGCATGATGGCAGTCCGCTGCTGACCTGGTGTCTGGAGAATGCGGTTGAAATCGTGGACAGCAACGGAAATATAAAGCTGTCCAAAAAGCATAAAAACGACAGCCAGCGGATAGACTTGGCCGCCGCTATTATAAATGCTTTTGTAAGAGCGCTCTTGGATGAGGGCGCTCTTTCCGTTGAGGACCTGTCCGGCGATGATGTACTGGGCAAGCTGTGGGGGTGATAGGGTGCTGGGAAAAGTTAAAAAGGTGATTCAGGTATTGAGAAATCCAAAAGCGGAAGTTATCGAAACCACCGATCCTGAAACGGTTTCCCTGAACGAGCGCCGTTTTTTGGAGATGATGGGCGCCAATCCGGACCCTGACGGTGTTGATGTGCGCGGTAAAAAGGCCCTGAAAGAAGTGACGGTTTTTACCTGTGTAAAGATTCTTTCTGAGGCTATGGGGAAGCTGCCGATTAAAATATACCAGGATCAGGATGGGGTGAGAAAGGCTATCGACCATCGCCTTTACCGGCTGTTGAAGCTACGGCCTAATCCCTTTATGTCCAGTACGTCCATGATGCGCTGCTTGGAAGTGCAGCGTAATATATACGGAAATGCATACGCAAGCATTGAGTTCGACAGGAAAGGCAATGTAATCGGCTTATGGCCGATTGATAACGATAAAGGCAGCGTCGAGATGTGGATTGATGACGCTGGGATACTAGGACCTAGTGGGGCGCTAAACCCTGAAAGCAAAATGTGGTATGTGGTGACGGTGAACGGTGAGCGCCGGAAGGTGCTGCCTAGTAGCATTCTCCATTTAAAGGCTTTTTCAGCTGACGGAATCTCCGGTGTTTCCCCTTTGCGGTACCTAAAAACGATGGTCGAAAATGCCGCGAGTTCCGGGAAGTTCATAAATAAATTTTTTAAAAAGGGCTTGCAGTCCAAAGGGCTGGTTCATTATACCGGCGACCTGTCGCATGAGGCAAAACAGAGATTCATAAAGAATTTTGAGGAAATGTCATCCGGTCTGAAAAACGCGCATCGGGTGGCGATGCTCCCCTTTGGCTATCAGTTCACGCCGATCGCTCTGCCGCTTACCGATGCGCAATTTTTGGAAAATACCGAGCTGACAATTCGACAGATTGCCGCGGCGTTCGGTATCAAGATGCATCAGCTGAACGAGCTGGCGCGGGCCACACATACCAACATCACTGAACAGCAGCGGCAATTTTACGTTGATACGCTTCTGCCGATTATTACTGAATACGAGCAAGAACTTACCTGGAAACTGTTCCTTCCGGATGAGCTTGAAGCTGGCTTTTACGTGCGCTTTAATGTCGATGTGATCCTGCGGGCTGATATGAAAACGCGGTTCACTGCCTACCAGACTGGCATACAATCAGGTTTCTTGAAACCGAACGAGGCCAGGGAAAAAGAGGAATTGCCGCCTGATCCAAACGGCGATCGGCTGCTAATAAACGGCAATATGATGCCAATTGAAAAAGCCGGGGCGCAGTACGACAAGGGAACGGGTAATAGAGAGCCATCGAGACAGAAGCCGCGCCAATGACGCAAATAAAAGTAGTGTGGGGGGTTTCCGGCAGCTGATAAAAGCGCCTATGTTGAGGACAATAGAGGCGAAAACGACCTGATCCAGGAAGTCCATCGGCTTTAGATGATATGAGAATACACAAGCAAAGGCGGTGATACCACTGAGAAACAAGAAGGAAAAATTTTGGAATTTCAAAGCCAAAGATGAGGATGAAAAAGCGGGAGAGCTTATGCTTTACGGTGAGATTGCTAGTGAGACTTGGTGGGGCGACGAGGTGACGCCTAAGCAGTTTAAAGAAGATTTGGACGCCCTGGGTGACGTAAAAACGCTGGACGTTTTTGTCAATTCTCCTGGGGGCGATGTGTTTGCTGCGCAGGCGATATACAGCGTCTTAAAACGCTGCAAGGCGCACGTGAATATGTACGTGGACGGTATAGCCGCCAGCGCCGCGTCGCTCATCGTAGCTGCCGGTGATACTGTGATCATGCCGAAAAACGCCATGCAGATGCTGCATAATCCCTGGTGTATAGCTGTAGGAAATGCCGGCGATTTTCGGAAGTTGGCAGACGATATGGATAAAATCCGGGATAGTATGATTGTAGCGTATAAAAGTCGATCAGCTCTCACGAAAGATGAGATTATCGACATACTTGACGCCGAGAGCTGGCTAACCGCCGAGGAGTGCAAGGAATACGGCTTTTGCGACAAGATTGAGGACGCAAAAGAGATAGCCGCTTGCGCGGATGCCGACTACTTCAAACATCGATATCAGAATACACCGAAGCAGCTGCTCAAAAAGCAGCAGGCAAAATCGAACGCAGATCCGGAGCCAAAACCTAAAGCTGATCCGGGTCAAGAGAGGCGGGAAAAATTACTCGCCGGGTTGGATGCTTATGGTGATTCCAATTATTTGAAAGGAGAAAATCAAAATGTCTAAAGAACTTAGAGCGCTACTAGCACAGATGGAAACACTGAAAAGCGAGGTTAGAGCTGAACTTGCCAAAGACGACGCGAAGAAAGAGGATATCGAGGCCAAGATGAAAGATATGCAGGAACTTCAATCCAAGATTGATGCGCAGCGTAAATTGGATGAGATGGAACTGGCGGGCTGCACGGGCGGCGTCCTGGTAAATCCGGCCAGCGCGAACGCGGATCCTGATCAGAAAGAGCTGGAAGCAGAATACACCCGGATCTTTTTGCGGGGAGTTCGCCGGCAACGGATTTCTGCTGATGATCGCGCTGTAGTAGAAAATTATATCAAGGCCGCCGTGGTGCATGAGGGCGGCGTGGCCGAGGATCCTGACGGCGATAGTTCTCTTATTGTGCCCCAAGATATTCAGACACGAATCAATGAGCTTACACGCTCCTTGAACGACTTGAGCCGGTATGTGAATGTGCAGACTGTGAATACCTTGTCCGGCTCTCGTGTGTTGGAGGCCGACGCCGACATGACGCCCTTTGTAATCGTAGATGAGTATGACGAATTGCAAGAAATCGACAATCCTAAATTTACGCCGATTACCTTTAAACTGGTAAAGCGCGCAGGATTCCTCCCGATCACCAAGGAGCTGCTTGCCGACACCGATCAGAATATTCTGGCATATTTAACTAAATGGATTGCGAAGAAGCATGTTGTGACTAAAAACAGTTTGATCATTACTATTTTGAATACATTGGCGAAGAAAGCGCTGGCTAATGTAGACGCAATCAAAACAGTATTGAATGTAGATCTTGATCCCGCTATCAGCTTGTCCTCCATCCTGCTGACCAACCAGGACGGTTATAACTGGCTGGATCACCAAAAAGATGATATGGGCAGAGATCTGCTGCAGCCCGATATTACACAGCCTGGGCGTATGCTCTTCCGTGGGCGCCCTGTAGTTGTGATGGCAAATCGTACCCTGCCGTCTGATACTACTGTAGGCGTGAAGGCCCCGCTCATCATGGGCAACCTGGCGGAGCTTGTTGTGTTGTTCACCCGTGGGCGGTACGAGCTGGCCACCACTGAAGAAGGCGGGAGTGCATGGAGACGCGTTGCCAATGAACTGCGTACCGTTACCCGTGATGACTGCAAGAAGTGGGATAGCGGCGCGGCAGTCTACGGGCAGCTTACCATCGAAGAGGGCGCCTAATATGATGGGGTGTTTTGCCCCATCCCCTTTTATGGGGGTGTAGCCGATGATCGTAACGTTAGATGAAGCAAAACTTTGGCTTAGGCAGGGCAGCGATGATGATGACGAATTGATCACCGCTATCCTTATCCCTGCTGCGGAAAAATATATAAAAAATGCAACCGGCAAGGAATTTGACAGTACTAACGAGCTGGCAAAACTGTTATGCCTGGTGCTAATAACGGATTGGTACGATAATCGTGAAATGATAGGCAAAACGAGCGATAAGATACGGCATACTGTGGACAGTATTTTGCAGCAGCTCTCCCTAGAGCCGGGTGCGGAGGTAGAGCCATGAGAGCCGGGGATTTGCGGCATCGAATAACAATCCTGCATTTCGTCTCTGGCAAGGATGAGGACGGCCTGCCTACCAAGGAATGGCGTCCTCTGGCTGAAGTGTGGGCCGCGGTTGGGCCTCTCCAGGGGCGGGAGTTTTGGCAGGCGAAGGCGGTACAGGCTGAATCGACGGTGAGAGTGCGGATCCGATATGTGAAAGGCTGGAAGGATTCTGCCGGCAACCTTGTGCCCGTGTCAACAAAGCTGCGGGTGCAGTACGGCGATCGGGTGCTAGGCATCGAATCTGTGATTGATTCGGATGAAAGGCATGTTGAGCTGCAGCTGCTCTGCAAGGAGGTGGAGCCTGGTGGCTGAGATATCACTTGACGGGCTTGAAGAGCTGGTTGAGGAGCTACAGAAGACGGGACGGGCGGCAGGCAGGGCCGAGAACGCCGCCCTACGAGCTGGCGGCGAAGTGATTAAAAATGGCATGTCGAAGCGAGCGCCGCGCAGCAAGATAAACAAGCCACACCTCGCTGATAACATTGAAGTTAGCAACGTGAAGAAAAAAGACGCTGAGAAATATATTGAGATTGGCCCAGGGAAAGATTTTTTCTACGGTCAATTTGTTGAATTGGGAACGTCAAAAATGAGGGCGCAGCCTTTCATGGCGCCCACCATGGCAGAGGACGGCGATAAAGCTACTGAGGCCATGGCCTGGCAGCTGAGGAAGGTGCTGTAATATGATCAATCCAAAACCAGAAATTTTGCAAGCGCTTGAAACAAATCAAGCGCTTGTTTCTTTACTGGGCGGCGAGAAAATCTTTTGGCTGGTGGCCGGTGATGCTGAACTGCCGTATATCACCTACTTCGAGCTGACCAATTTTGACAGCGAATTTTCCGACGATGAAGCGACGGCGAGCAGTATTGAGATTCAAGTCGATATCTGGACAAAAGGCAACCCCCAAAAGATAGCTGAGGAATCAGATAGAACGATGACGGACCTGGGCTATTATCGCTATGGAGCTTCCGATCTTTATGAGGACGATACAAAAATTTTCCATAAAGTTTTGCGTTATGAAACCAAAAAATTGAAGGGAGAAAGATAAAAATGGCTGAAGAAACAGTGAAAAAAGGTATACGAATCGGGCTGAGGGATTTGCACTACGCCCTTGTGCTGGCCGATACTTCCGAGGGCACTACATACGGTGCGCCTAAGAAAATCGCCGGCGCCATAACAATGAAAATAACACCGAATACCAGTACGGATAAGCATTATTCCGATGACGCCCTGAGTGAGATCGCTACCGGGCTGGGGGATATTGCCGTTGAGTTTGGTGCAGACGATTTACCGCTGCCGGTGCAGGCTGATCTCCTGGGGCACACCCTGGGCGAAGACGGGGTGCTGATTGAAAATAAAGATGATGTGGCCCCCTACGTCGCTATTGGATTTCGCTCTATAAAGTCAAACAAGAAATTCCGTTACATTTGGCTTTACAAGGGGAAATTCGAGATCCCTGAGGAGGACTACGAAACGAAGAAGGAAAGCACAGAATTTAAAACGCCCACTATCAAGGGAACTTTTATGCCTCGCGAATCTGATGGGGCTTGGCAAGCCAAAGGCGACGAGGATGAAACCGGGTTCACTGCTGGGGCGACTTGGTTCAATTCTGTGTATGAGAAACCGGCGACATCATAAGGAGAGATGGATAATGACAAATAACGTAAAAGACGTTTCCATTCCCATCCAGTTAGATAAAGAGCGACACCTGAGATATGATCTAAACGCCTTCATCGAATTGGAAGAAAAATTCGGCAGTATCCAGGATGCGCTGGACTTGCTGTCAGATTTGGATCCGGGCGCCAAAGCGAAAACGGAGAAGGGGAAGAAGATAGTACGGCATGATTTAAAAACTGTGCGCGCCTTCTTATGGGCTGGGTTGGTAGCTGAGGATGAAACGCTGACAGAGCGCGACGTTGGAAAGTTGATTACCTTTCAAAATGTCGCGAATGTGTTTGGCGCGATCATGAACGCCGTAGACGCCGCCATGCCTGAGCTGGGTGAGGAAGAGATAAAAAACTTTCAAAGCCCAGCTCCTTAAATGAGGGCTGGGCTTGGGATGAAATGTATTACATGGGGACGATCATTCTGGGCATGAGCGATCAGGAGTTTTGGCGCTGCCTGCCCCGGAAATTCTACGCCCTGCT